AGGACTCTGGTGTAACTCACCATCCACTCTTGTTCGACCTTATAGGTACGCCTTCGACTATTCTCTACTGATTCTAGTCCATTAGAGTCTGGTCTGGGCGGTAATATACCTTCATTACGTAGCTCTACTAGTATTTCATAGGGCATATCGCTTATCAGGTATCCTACTCGTTCATGGTCACCTACTTCTAAAGCTTGACCTACTTCGTTCTTATAAAATGCATACATGCCTGGAGTTCTTTTCCTCATACTTGTCCTTTCATTGTACACTAAAGGAACACCTTTAGTATCCCTTTAGTATATGGTTAGCTATCCCCCTTTAAGGGCGTGTTTTAAGTAAACGTTAGAGTTATCCAAAGTGATGTTCCCCACATTCCGAAGATTATCACCCAGTATCCTATCCATTCCTTCCACTCTTTTAAGTATTCTATTCTTTCTTTTCTACTAATCATATCGGCAGTACCACCACTGCTAGTAGTGTTAAACCTAACGACCATGCCATGCTTTTCTCTAACGTCTTCATCTTGACTCCTATACTGTTATTGTGACAGAGAACCCCCATCGGATTCTCCTATAAGGGTGTTATATTGACTGTATCTCATAGTGTTCTGCATCGTAAATACGATAGTCTTCGTCAGTCAATTCTTCATACCACTCAGCTTCAACGTAGAGTATTATCTTTTGTTCAAACTCAGCGTCAAACCCCACACCTTCGAGGTTTAACTTGTTGTGTACTTTGAGGTTTAATGGTACAGTCATACGATGTCCATCAAGGTTTATCTCAGTTTCATAAGCTCTTATGATATTTTCAGTGCCATCTACTTCTCTCGAAGGTGTATCACGAACATTTTTAATGTAAGCTAACAAGTCACTGACAGGTGCACCCCAAAGGTCTTCTATAACTGCAGTATCAAATGTTACTAGACGTATATTTTCTGTATCACAAATTTCTTCAGATCCATTCCACTCACTTCCATCTAACTCATTGTACATATGCGAGTCTTTGATGTGCCATTTAGCTTGATTGAATGGATCGAGACAGAATTCTACGTCTCTTTCAGCTTCTTGATGTGCAGTCCTTGTGTATAATATTCTCATAAAGAATCCTTTCTAACTAATTCTTGTATTGCTTCTTGTTTAGTCCACGAGGTTCTTCCGAAGTGAGCCTTGAGTATTCTTTTAACTTCGGAAAGCATTTCTCTTTGATGGGTAAAGGAATAGAGGTTAACGTCTACTTCTAGGTCTTGCTTCCATGCCCATAGGAGTTGCTCTAGATGATAGTTTACTCCTTCGTGTTCTATATGAATAGTATTTCTAAGTGTCATTAGCATCTCCTGTAGTAGTATATGATTCTGATTGTTACTATGATAATGAATATAAGGCTCAACATTATTTATCCTTCCATATTAAGCGTTCATTGGCAGTTTGTTTTGCTAAAAGGTCGTCTTCCCAGTTAACTAAGTCTACCTTGTGTTCTTTATCAGCTAGAACAAGTGCTCTTTCTTGAAGTTCAAGGTTAGCATGGTGAGAAAGTAGTTCTAAGTCAGAGCTGTTTAGGTTAGCAAAGACTTTTAATCTCTCATTTGGATAGAGATTTTTGATATCATCAATATGCATTACACATTCCTTTCTTTGATGGTTTAAAAATGACCCCCCATTTTGGAGGGTCATTCTTAGTTGTTTAGAAGTCAGCTTGACTTGTGTTAGTTTGAGCATCTGCAGGTAATATATCAAAGTCATTTATATCTTCCTGAACGTACTCTTTTAGTTCTTTAACAAGCATAGCCATTGGTGCAGTCTTTTGACCATTGGTTGCTCTTTCATGCTTGTAAGTAAACACCTTTAAGTCAACCTTACTTCCGTTACCTACGATGGCAGTAACTGGTTGCTTATTTAAATCTATAATAGCTATAGACTTAGCTTCTCCAGATACTTTTCTTGGATTGGTACTAAGGTTAATACCGAAGTTACCATTCGCAAGTACCTTCATGTTACCATATTGACTAAGCTCTTGGACTCTGTCTTTACCGAACTCGATTTGTAGGCTAAGTTTACCGTACTTATCAAGCTTGTTCTGAGTTAAGAACACATAGTTAACAGTAACGTCACGGATATAAGATGTTTGCATTGTATAATCCTTTCAAAGATTGTTTGCATTGTTGACAGTACCTTATGATACTGTTAAAAATGACTCCCTATCGAAATAGAGAGTCATTAGTAGTTAGATGTTTAGTTCATACACATTAGGTGCATTGGCTTCTTCAATGGCTTTCTTTTGTAATCTTCTTTGATTACTGAAGTAAGTCAATGGATAGAAAGCGTAGTCAGAGTATCTGCCTAGTATTTTAGCTAGATACACATAGTTGTATTGTTTTCTATGCATTTCTCTCATGATACTATTTGTGTAGCCATACTCATAGCTCTCATCAAATTGTATGATACCATCAATGCCCATCCAAATCCTAGACATGTTAATAGGGAAGTCCATTATCACACTTATTGGGTGTGAGTTGACTCGTATTAACTGTAGCGGATTGTATTTAAGATCGCCTTTATAGATTTGATGTTCATAGATATCTTGGATACCTTGATGCTCATCATAATCATAGCCATTCTCACCTTGTCCTATCAATTTGATATTATTAAAGTGAGATAGATGACTATAGACTTGCTTATCTACAGTTGGATCATAGTGCATGGCTAGCATATTTTCAGGTATGTTGTAGAATATATCTACGTCTCTACAACCCCATCCGTGGTGTAAGTCTCTTAATGCTCCACCAGCTATGTAAGCTACACTACCTTTAGGTAATGACTTACTGAACTTGCGAAGTTGATACTTCATAGCACGGAATTGCCTAACTAGCCTAGGCTCATTGATATTTATTTGCATATTTATGTCCTTTCTATATGCGTTGTTGTTTACATTATAGTACCCTTAGAGGTACACTTCAGTAACTGTGCCTCGTAAGGCTCTTGAAGTTACAAGGTAATACCCCTAAGGTCTCTAAATGCCGACTATGAGGCACTTAGAGGGTTAGTTGAGTGTACCATACCGTACTTATCGATATAGTATTTCACTCCGTTTACCCAAGTGATAGACATAGTATCACCTCCTTTCTTTAAAAATGACCCCCTAAGGGGTCACTCTTATTTTCTGTCGGCTACAGGTGTGTAACCTTTTACAAGTGAATCAAAATTATCAGTAGTAATTCTATCCTTAAAATATTGTTGTACAATATATTGATAGTATTGCTCCTGAACTGTTTCACTGCATTCTAATACAGTGACTCCGTGTGTTAAAGAGTCTTCTGCATCTTCTTTGTTGTACATAGCCACTCCTTTCTGTTAGTGGGCTGATTTAAAAATGACCCTTAATGGGCACTTGTAGTGGCGACTGATAGTGGGGAGTTAAAGAAATGCCCCCTAAGGGGCACTTCTGCGAGTGACTGAGAGTAGGCACTCTGTGTGTTGTTACCATGGGCATTGGTTGGGTGCTAATGGCTGTGGGAGTTGGTGAACTCGAATTCCACAGAAATACTGCGAAACAGAAGAACGACCAGCAACCGCCAGTTGCACTTGCGTAGGCTTAGAGAAATTGTTGACCATAGGATCAACAGCCCTCACAGCCGCTGCTACCAATCTGCGATCTTCATCGCTTGGCAACCTGTCAAACAAACATATAGGTGTTGTTCCATCCGACATGGCTAGTCTAAACCAACCACCTCGCTGATCCTGACCCCATTCTACCGACCTTACTTCTAATGGACCAGACCATTTGAAGTCCTTGCTCGGTATGGTGTTAGGTCTAAAACCGTTACCAATGTTAAAACCAGATGGTGTTCCAGAGATAACTAGAACGGCTGATGCAACACCTACGTTGCTTGCTTTCATGTTTTGCATTTTAAACTCCTTTCATGAGTTGTTAAAGGACTTGCATTGTCCTGTTGAGCCTCCACAACGAAGGCTTAAAAATGACCACCTGAGGGAGGAACTCAAGTGGTCATTAGTTTTAATCCTTGATTGACTTGATGAATGCCTTCACCACTGTAATCTTCGGATCATTTTTAGGAAGAGTCTTGATATAAGCCTCAAGGCTCTCCTTTGAATACTCAATCAATTCTGAGTACTCTTTTGTCTGGGTCATGTTATTCTCCTTTCACCTAGACGTTGTTTAAAAATGACCCAGAAGGGAGGAACAACTGGGTCATTCATTACTTAGTTAGCTAGATATACAATCAAAGCCCACCAAGTGTTTTCCTTACCTTGACCGACATCCATCCAGCCAAGGCAAGCGATTAGAACCACTGCATAGCCCAGCGATTCTAAGGCAACCGATTTGTTCATAACAATCTCCTTTCTTCGGTTGAGGGTCTCAGCGACCCACGGTGCGGCTCAGCCAAGGGGAGGAAAGCTAAGCCGCATCGGGGGAAGCCGATACAGGGAATTAGGGGGTCACGGAAAAAGAAAACAGGTACAAAGAACAGACACATCTTTTTTATTTATAAACAAAGACTAAACACAACCTTATAGGAAAATCTCTATAGAGGACAAGGGGGATACCAAATTGGATAACAAAAGAAAGCTAGAATTAGCAAAAGAATTATTTAAGCGAAAAAAGAAAGAGCAGTATAAGTCAGACTTTGAACTATTCGCTAAAGAGCAAGTAAGGATAATAACAAAGAACGCTTCACAAGGCTTTGTACCCTTTGAGTTCAATGCAGCTCAAAAAGAAATAAACAAACAACTAGAAGCACAATTAAAAAGAACAGGTAAAGTCAGAGCTATTGTCTTAAAAGCAAGACAACAAGGCATATCTACATACTGTGCAGCAAGAGTGTTTTGGAAGACATACTTCACACCATTCACTCGATCTGTCGTTATGGCACATGATAGTGCTACTTCAGATGCTCTATTTAATATGAGTAGAAATATTATCGATAACATGGAAAACCCACCAACTTTACAAAAGAGTAACGCAAAGGAGATACTTTTTGAACATAATAAGAGCGGCTATAGGCTATATACAGCAGGTGCAAAGGAAGCAGGCAGAGGAACAACTCCGACAATCGCACATTTATCCGAGGTCGCCTTTTGGCAATTCGATGAACAGATACTGGCTGGACTCTTCCAGGGAATTAGTCAGGAAAACGAGACGGAAGTTATACTAGAGAGTACCGCCAACGGTGCTAGTGGAGAATTCTTTAGATTATATCAAGGAGCTATAAACGGTGACAATGAATACGTACCTATTTTTCTTCCTTGGCATATAACTCCAGAGTATCGTAGGGAAGCTCCTCTTGAAATGGAATTAACTGACGAAGAAAAAGAATTAGTAAAGAGATATTCACTAGATAATGACCAATTATACTGGAGAAGGCTTAAAATAGGTGAAAGTGGGGAGAAAAAGTTTATACAAGAATACCCAGCATCTGCCGAAGAAGCTTTTCTTGTCACAGGTAATAGTGTTTTTGATCAAGAAATAGTACAAATGTACGAAGTACGTGCTCCAGACTATATAAGAGCATTTGATTATGAAACTTCTTACTTTGAAGACAATAAAAATGGTCACCTTGACATGTGGGTTGCTCCAAAATTTGAAGATAAATTTATTATTGGTGCAGATGTAGCACTTGGTGTAGGTCAAGACTACAGTACAGCAGTCGTTATGAATAGAGAGAGGGAAGTTTGTGCATTATTTAGAGATAACTACGTTGATCCTAGTGTTTTTGGCGATATCTTATTTTATTTGGGTCGGTACTTTAATAATGCGTTACTAGCAGTTGAGAGTAACTCGCTAGGCATAGCCACATTGAATAGATTAAAGCAAATGAACTATGTAAATCTGTACTATCAGACTAAAGCTGCTTCATTACTCAATGATGAAGGTAGTAAACCTGGATTTAGAACAACTATCTCTACAAAACCTATGATAATAGGTAATCTTAAGCGAGCAATCGAAGAACACGATATAGAATTACATTCGGATATCATACTTTCAGAGCTGCGTACATACGTTTCTGCTGAAAATGGAAGTACAAACGCCCTTGCAGGGAACTACGATGACACTATTATGGCTCTTGCTATTGCATTTGAAGCATATCGTACACATCAACACAGATTAACCACTGATACTGTCTCATGGAGAGATAAGATCGGAGAGATACAGGAGGATGAAACAACATGGCTGTAAAACCTAGTGAAAAATCCCTATCTAACTTAGAAAAAATACAATCGTCAGAGATGGCTAACGAATACAGACTAAGAGGACTAGAAACTCGTAGAAAAAACAAAGAACAAAGAGATCTTGCTAAGAATACTATCATGGCTATGAAAAGTATGGGTGATGATGCACCAAATGCTATAGAAGCACTAAACTATGTGCTAGTTAAGGCTATGGAAGACGATGATTCAGAGCAAATTGTAAAGGTAGCTAGTATACTTGCTGAGTATCAAGCACCAAAGCTATCTCGACAGGACATTACACAGACAAACGTAGATGCTGGTGACTTATCAGACGAAGAATTACAGGATGAGCTAGACAAGCTTGGATCTGTTCACTAAGGAAGGGTGCGTTAGTACCCAACCCACTTATCTACCATTGTCCTCACTTTGTCTGGGCTGCAAAGGGTAGGCAAAGCCCATTTAACACGGAGGATAACATGATAATACAAGCAATCGAAGCATACGCTAAAGGACATATAGCAAAACATAAAGCAAACGTACACATATACTTAAAGAACCCAGTTGGAATCGGTGAGCACAGTGATGTATTAGAAGCTATTGAGATCGAACTAGATCAAATAGCTAAATACCAAGATCAACTAGATGTGCTAGATAAACACTTTAGAAATGAGTAGCTCTCCATGCATAGGTCTATGTCGGCTAGACGAAAAAGGAATATGTCTTGGATGTTTTAGAACTATGAAAGAGATAAGAGAAGCCTATGAAAAAACTGCAGAAAGGAAGTCGGTATGAGGAATACGATGAAGACGGTGATGGGATTGTTTCTGATGAAGAACTCTCACACGTGAAACAAATAAAAGAAACAGAAACAGCTTTACGTAAACAAGTCGCACAACTAAGAATGGCTAGATACACTCTTATAGGAATGGGATTATTTACAGTAGTAATGTTCTTTGTACCTATAGATAGAGTGAATGCTCTCTCAGATATTAGTAATCTCTTTTATATTAGTGGAGCTGGTATTGTCGGTGCATACATGGGCACAACCGCTTGGATGAGTAAAAAGAGGTAATCATGGCAGAGAAAAAGAAAGTTAAAGGAACTATGAAAGGACAGACTATAAGAAGTGGTAATAAACGACCTACTAAGTCTGGTGCTGGAATGACCGCTAAAGGAGTGGCTAAATACAGGAGAGATAATCCTGGAAGTAAATTAAAAACTGCAGTAACTGGTACAGTAAAGAAAGGTAGTAAAGCTGCAAATAGACGTAAGTCATATTGTGCAAGATCAGCTGGGCAAATGAAACAATTTCCTAAAGCTGCTAACGATCCAAATAGTCGTTTAAGGCAGGCAAGGAAAAGGTGGAAATGCTAATAGAATGGTGGGAAGCTTGGTTAGTAATAGCCATAACAATAAACACAACTATTAACGTATTAGTATTTTTCGGAGGTCGAAAAATCAAAGGAGCAGGAGTCTCAAATGAAAACAACAGCGACAAGGTTCATTCAGAACGTAACGAAAAGTAGTCCAACTAATAACAAGACTAAAAGAAAAGCAGAATTATCTAAGCCTGGAAAATATGAACAAAAGGTTATGGAAAACAGCAAACCTATTTATAGTGGAAGAGGTACGTTATGAATTATGGTGGTTACAAAGAAGCAGTTGATGATGAACAACTCATTAACCAAATAGACGCAGGCATACAAGCTAGTAGCGGTGATTGGTTAAATAGTTCAGATATGTCAACAGAAAGATTAAAAAGTACATATGAATATGCTGGTGTAGCTATGGATCACCTAGCACCGCAAGGTGTGAGTACAATAGTAGACACAAGCACAACAGAAGTAGTAGAAGCATACACAGCAGTATTATCGGATTTATTTCTTAATAACGGTAAACTAGCTCGGTTTGTCCCTTATGATGACACTCCTGGAGCTTATCAAGCTGCAAAAGATGCTAGTAACATAGTAAATTACTGCATATTTAAAAAGAATAAAGGATGGGAAATACTTCAAACTTGGATGAAGTCTTCTTTACTCTATAAAAACGCTATTATAAGATGGGATTATATTGAAGATTACGATTATGTCATTGAAGAGTTTGATGAAATCGATGAAGCTAAGTTAGATGAAATCCTCGCAGATGAGAATATCGAAATCGTCAATGAGCTAACGCTCAATCCATTATCAGAAAGAATATCTTATAAAGATGTTAGACTAAGAAAAAAGATAGATAAAAGTAGAATCAAGTTAGAATGTATCCCACCTGAATCATTTAGAATATCTAATGAAGCTAGAGAAATAGAGGATGCTAATTACGTAGGTATTCAGTCAGAAATGACAAGGTCAGAAGTAAGAAAATATTATCCTGAGTGGGGTAATAGTCTTACAGAAGAAGAATGGGAAGAATTAGATACAGGTGACGATTGGCTAGGTAGTGGAAACTATAGCGAAGACGTTGCCGCAAGAAAAGAAATAACAGGACAACGTTATTGGCAAGGATATGAAGGTCAGTCAGGCTATCCGCTAGAAGCTAATCAACTGGTCACATTGACAGAATCATGGATGAGAGTTGATAGAGATGGCGATGGAATAGCAGAATTAAAACACTTCACAACTGTAGGACATCATATTTTATTTGAAGAAGATTGTGAAAGAATACCTCTTGCAAGTATTGTTCCAATAGATATACCACATGAATTCTTTGGTTTATCTATGGCAGACTTCACTAGAAGTAGTACTCTTGCTAGTACTGCTATACTAAGAGGTTTTGTTGAAAATACATACTTAACTAACTACAGTCCTAAATTAGCAGATCCGAATGTTGTGGATTTTAGTGCATTGCAAAATATGAAGCCGAAGCAGATAATACCTACTAATGGTAATCCAGCGGCAGCAGTTGCAGCACTTCCTCCAGAGACTATTTCGACAGGTACTGTTCCGTTGCTAGAGCATCTACAAATGATGAAAGAACAAGCAACTGGAATGTCAAAAGCTGCACAGGGTTTAAACGATACTCTCTACGTTTCTGGAAACTCTGAACAGAAGCTTTCAGCTGTTCAATCAGCTGCTCAAAAGAGAATCCAGCATATTGGGCGTAGATTTGCTGAAACTGGATTTAAGCATTTAATAAGCGGTATATATGAGACCATGGTAAAGAGCATGAAGGGTGAACAGAAGATTTACTATGATGGTTTTTACAACAAGATCGATATGTCTAAGTTACCTAAAACTATGGACGTTGAAATATTTTTAGACATTGGTGAAAACAGTAACAGTACTAAAATAAATAAGCTAAATAAAATAGGTGCAGAAGTATTACCTGCATTAAATCAACAAGGCATGGGTTTAGTTATTAAGCCACAAGCCGCAGCAACTTTAGCTACTCAATTAATAGAGTCAATGAATCTTGATAGTAATGATTATTTAGAAGATTATACTACTCAAGAATTCCAACAGAAAGCTGCAGAAGAAATGAAGAAAAATTCAGATGTTGCAAATCAGGCTGAAGAATTAAAAAACCGTAAGGCACAAGCAGATGCAGCACTTGCAGAATCAAATGTGGCTTATACAGATGCTCAAAGTAAAAATACAATGGATGATAATGCTAAACAGTTAGCAGTATCCATTGATAAACACTTTCAAGAGTGGGCAGACTTAACCATCAAGGCTACTAAGGAAGGAGCAGAATTGCCTCCTCATCCTGATTATGCTAGTGTAATTATGATGGCAAGAGAACTATTAAACCCTAGTCCACCTCCTATGGAGCAAGGACAAGAGCCAACGATGGAACAACCACAGGAGGTTATTTAAATGGCACATTCAACTTTATCAGCACTAGGTGTTGGTGCAACTCAAGCTGGTACTGCAGTAACAACTGCATCAGGTACTAAGCAAGTTATATTTGCTAATGAAACAAATGCAGATATAACATTAGATTTAAAGACAGACGGTACAATTACTGCAGGTGATACTGGTATACTAGTTAAAGCTAATTCATTTAGAACATACGACCATGTAGGAGCACACGGTGCTTGTGTTATGGAAAATATAAAATCAGGTCACGGAACTGCGGCAATAGCTGGTCAAGAAGCAGAAAATCTTGCTGATACAGGATTAGCAAATAGAAAAGACAGAATCTACATAATGCATAGAGTGTAGATATGGATAAGTATAGGCAGACAGCTGAGAAGAGGCTGGGCAATACTAAATCATACGGACATCATAAAGTTCACCCTGATGAGTTAGCAAGACAGGCACATGTAAAAGGTCATTTTGCTTCTCAAGAAAGAGAGAACTTCTTTGATGAAGTATACGGTGAAGTTTTAGTAGACTACTTTTTAGAGTGGCTTAAAACTGAATCACATGAAACTAAAACTCGTGAGTTTCTCTACTCTTCGGCTATGGCACTAGGTAGTGTTAAGGCGAAAATGATAGGCTTTGAGATGTACGGTAAAAACGTACCACATATACAGGAGGACAAAGATGTACGAAATTAATTATGAACAACTCATTACTAATTACAACCAAATGATAAACACGCTTGAGTATGATTCAATGCGTAGTGGTGGCAAGGCTAAACTTAATGCAGATACTTTAAATAGCTTATATTCTATGAAAGCTATGTATGAATTAAAACTTAAGCCTGCTAAACAGGAGGTAAAGAAGAATGGAAAATAATACCGAAGCAACAGTAGACTCTACCCAACCAGATGACTCTATAGCAACGGATAGTCGAACAGAAGAACAAATGCTGGCTGACATTGTAGCGAACTCCGAGTTCACTGAATCTCTACCCAATGAGCAAGACGTTCCTGAGTTAGACACGGAAGAAACTGTCGAAGAAGACCCAGAGACAGAGGAAGCCGAAACTGAAGAAGTTGAAGAAGAAGTTGAAACAGAAGAAGAAGAAGCAACAGATGAGGATGATACGTCTACCCAAGAATCTGAAGTGTACTCTACTGAAGACTTAGACTTAGATGCTAAAGTAGCTATTAAAATAGATGGCAAAGAAACTGAAGTATCGTTTAGTGACCTTATTAAAGGTTACTCTACTGAACAACATCTTTCTAATGAGGGTCGAAAACTTGGCGATGCAAGAAAACAACTTGATGAAGAATACGGAAAAAAGTTTAAAGAAATAAATGATCTTGGACAAGCTTCTTCAGCAGTGTTGTATCGAGACGAACAAGCCTTAGCAAAAGAATATCATGATATAGAAGCTCAGATAGATGAAGCTAGAAAAGATGGTGATGCATTTGAAATTAATGAACTTAAAGATAAACGAGAACAAGCACAAAAAAACTATTGGACTGTTAGAAATAGTAGAGAACAATTAGTAAAGCAAATTCAAACTCAAGTTCAAGAACAAAGCACTAAACAATGGAATGAACAATTAGAAAATTTTAATAAAGCTATTCCAAATATGATACCTGACTTTAATGAAAAAACAGCAACTGCAATAAGAGAATTTGCAATAGCTGAAGGTATTAATCCAGAAATTCTAGATAGGGTTACTGATCCTGTTATTGTAAAGTTTGTAGATGACTACAGACGATTAAAAAACGGAGTGACTAAAGGCAGTGCTAAACGAAAAGCTACTGTTGTAAAGAAAGCTCCTGTTCGTAAAGCTAAAACTAAATCTCAAAAAGAAGTAGATCAAGAGGTTAAGATAAGGCAACGAGCTTTTGCTGAAGACTCATCTAACGATGATCAAATGGCTTTTCTTCGAGGACTTGCAAATAAATCATTAAACTTATAATACCTCGGAGGGTATATACAAATGGCGACTTTAGGCGTAAGAGCTTCAGGAGGACCACAAGGTCCAGCTAGAGCTACTAGTGCAAACGTCTCTCAAAGAGAAGACCTTGCAAATTTTATTACGATGATTACAAGGGATGAAACTCCTTTTATGTCATCTATCGGCAGTGCAAAAGCAACTGCTATCTATCACGAATGGCAAACAGATAAGTTAGAAGTTCCTGGAAGTTCTACTATCGGTGAAGGTACAGACTATTTAGAGCCAACCGCTAACGGTGGTGGTGGAGTAGGTACTGACGGTGCTTTCTTTAATAAGTCAGGTCCAAACAGAACCAGACTAGGTAACTATACACAAATCAATGGTAAAACTATTGCTGTGTCAGGAACTAGAAGAGCTGTAGATCAAGCTGGTGTTGCAGATGAATACGCATATCAGTTAAAGAAAAGAGGCACAGAGCTAAGAAGAGACGTTGAGCATGATATGATTCATTCTTTTAACGTATCAGCAGCAGTCGGTGCTCAAAATGGAACTGCAAGAACTGCAGGTGGATACCAGTCATTTATTAACAGTGCAGATACTGTTAACTATGTAGGTGGTTGGGCAGCTCCAGCTACTGCAGGTGCAGGTACTCAAGTTGTTAAATCAGCAGCAGCAGGTACAGGTGCTCCAGCAACTGGTTCATTATCACTTTCAGAAATTGATTCTGTAATGCAGAAGATTTATGAAGAAGGCGGTAAGGCAACTAAGATTATGATATCACCAAAGTTAAGAAGAGATTTCTCAGACTTAATGATTAGTGATACTGGTGTTGTAAGAAACATCGATGAGAAAGGAAAGTTAAGACAGTCAGTAGACGTATACATGTCAGACTTTGGTGACCTAATGGTTGTACCAAACTATATCATGGGTTTAACTAATAACGTTAGATTTACTACTTCAGCTGGTCCTGGAAATAACTTAGCAGCAGATACTAACGTTGCTAACTTCTCAGCACTTATATATGATCCACAGTGGTTTGCTATGGCTTCACTAAGACCTTTAAAAGAGGTTGACGTAGGGCAGAAAGGTGATTCTACTATTGGAATGATGGTCGAAGAAGCAACTCTAGAAGTACGTAACCCATCAGGTTGTGGTGCTATCTACGGTTTAGCCTAACGGTTAATTAACTAAAAGGGAAAGTCAAACAGGCATATGCCACGGCTTTCCCTTTTTTTATATAGGAGAATACAATGGCAGACAAATCAAAGATAATGTCAGATATAAAAAAGCTTGGTCCTGTTGATAGAATGAGTCCTATTAAGAAAAAAAGATATGATAAGTTAATGAAATTATATCAGACGCTATCTAAACAAGATAAGAATAAAGCTGAAAGTATAAAGAATACTGGAAAAACTTCAGCTAATGATACTGAAGATAAAAGAATAGTAGGTAAAAACGATAAAGGTGAAAAGGTAGTTAAGGGCACTGTAATGGGCAACCTTAAATCTAACGAGGCTGCTAGAAATGTTAAAGTAGAAAAACCAAAGCTAAGACCAAAAAAAGCACAATTTTCTGAAGATAGTGAAATCTATAAAAAGAAACCTAAAAAGATTGTTAATTCTATAGATAGCGAAAATTATAAACCTAAAAAAGCAGAACAACCTAAACAAGAACAACCTAAGAAAAAAGTTCCTGTAAAGAAAAAGAGTAGAAGTAATATTTCTAATAGTAGTTCTTATGACGCTAAATTTACTAAAAAGAATTTAGAAAAAAGAGGTTTAAATCCAAAAGGAAGAATGTCTGAAAAGAATTATGCAGCAGCAACTAAAGATGATGCTGTAAAAACAGTTAAGAAAAAACCTCAAAGCGGAAACAGTACTATATATAGTTATGGTGGAAGCAAAATAAAAATGGCTAAAGGCTATAGTGCTGGTGGTCGAATCTTTACAGGAAGATAACTATGAGTAAATACAAAGGTCTCTTTTATACTGGAGAAAACGATAGTAAATACAAAGGTCTTTTTTATGATGGTCCAAAGCCAAATACAAAATTAGGAAAGATGAAGAAAAAGAAAAAAATGAAAACAATGTATAAGTACAAGGGCGGTAAAATAGATGATGCTAATTACAAGTCTTGCGGTGCTAATATAATAAGAACAACATAGGAGAAGGTATTAAAATGCAATACATAGAACACATAGCGGCTAACGGAGACGTTACACATGTTCCAACAACTGGTTGCACCTTTAGAGTTACAGCAGCATCAGTTCAAGTAACTGGCGGTAATAGCGGTACTAAAACAGGTGCAACAAGAAAAGTAACACACTTTTCTTTATTAGGATCAGGTGGCGTACCTACAATTTCACCAAGCATTCTTGCTACAGGTGTTAAAGCAAGACTTGGCTACTTTAATAATAGCGGTCATTTTAATTACATCACAGATGAAAGTGTTGGATCATAAAGGAGATTGAGGGCATGGCTAAAGAAAATAACTTTACATTCTCAAGTGCCACTGTAGATCAAAAGGAAGGCATAAAAGCTGATTTTGATTTACAGACTGGTAACTGGGAAGCAAAACAAAATATAGATCAATATAAAGAACACGCTAAAAACGAAAGAGACAGACAAGATTATTTTGGAAAAACTAAAGGCGGTTATAGAAAGCTAGCTACAATACCAGATATTGTTGCTATAGATATATTACAAAATCATAAGTTAGATCTACATGATACAAACTTTATGAATAATCCAGCTAATTTAACTAAGCTTAAAAAGATTTTAATGACTGAATATCGTGATTTAGTGATCAACACTTAGGAGTAAGATATGGCATTAACATATACTGAACTTACCACACTCGTTAGAAACTGGTGTAACCGAGACGAAGAAGTTGTGAGTGATGCAATCATTCAAGATTGTTTAAAGTATGCCGCAGATAAGGCTTACCGAACACTTCGTGTTCCTCCTTTAGAAAACGTAGCAGTATACGAAAGCTCATTACTAACGTCAGCAACTGCAATAGGTCAAAGTGGTTTAACAATAACAGAATTACAATTACCTTTTGACTTAATAGAATTTATACAAATAAAAGAACTAGACAGTGATAATAAAACACTTAGAGTTTTTAATGAGAAGTTAGATATAAGAACATTTAATGATGTTAATGCAGAAAAATATTCTAATATGAATTACTGGTCAAGACAAAGAAATGTTGTTTTACTTACTCCAGGATTTAATAGTACAGGTAATGCTAACAGTATAGAAATGTTATACTATAGACGATTACCAGCATTAAATGCATTATATGCAGTCACAGTATTAAACTACAATGCTGGATTTCTAACTACAACTGGAGCTGGATCAGGTGTAACTGGTTCTGCTCAGTTATTTTTTAATAGTAATACAGGAACAACTGCTTATGCAACTAATACAGAAGCAGTAGCGGCTTCACCTGCTGGGAATATAACAAATGCTTACTATATAGGAACACTTGTACCTAACTGGCTTAGAGATCAAAATGAAAGAGTATTACTTATGGGTGCTCTTGCTGAAATATTTTCATTTACTCAAGAAGATGACCAAGCTAAGAAATACGGTACAATGTTTTATAATGAGATAAAAGAATTAAATGACGAAGATGGAAAGAGGAACGCATCTGGTGGTAATCTACAAGTAAACTTTAACGGAAGAGGGTTAATATAATGACAACTGCAGCAAGACCTGGACAATTTACAGGTGCAACAGATAACTCTGCTAACGGTGGCTTGTTTGGTGATACTAAAATAGATGGTATTCCTGATCTAGTCGGTGCAGACGTCCTCGCAGCCCAAACAGCTGCAACAAATGCAAAGACCTCAGAAACAAATGCGGCAACAAGTGCTACTAATGCAAGTACTTCAGCTACAACTGCTACAACACAAGCAAGTAACGCAAGCACAAGTGCTTCAGCGGCTCTTGTTTCTCA